GTAGGCTATATCACATACAAAAGGACATACGCTCGTCGATTGAACGAAGCAGATCCTGCTAGTCCTACAGAAGAGTTTGAAGACACAGTTAATCGTGTCGTAGCAGCGTCTAATGATCAGCTTCAGTGTGGCTTTACTGATGCTGAGAAGAAACGCTTACAGAAGTATCTGATGGAATTGAAGGGTACTGTAGCAGGTCGATTCTTATGGCAGATGGGTACTGAGACAGTAGGTCGCTTAGGTCTGGCTAGTCTACAGAACTGTGCATTCACTGTTATAGATCATCCAGTACGTCCCTTCACCTGGGCAATGGACTTATTAATGTTAGGATCTGGAGTTGGATACAATATTCAAAGAGAGCATATACAAAAACTTCCTCCTGTTAACTCCAGCTTTGCTACTCCTACTCGTATGGATAGTAACGACGCTGACTTCATCGTTCCTGATTCTCGTGAGGGATGGGTTCAGTTGCTTGGTAAGACTCTTAAGGCAGCTTTCCTCAGCGATAGTAAAACTACTTTTACGTATTCTACTATACTAGTACGAGGTAAAGGTTCTCCTATTAAGGGCTTTGGTGGCACTGCTTCAGGTGCTGAGGATTTATGTTGGGGTATTGCTAAGATTAGTGAGATCTTGGAGAAGAGAGCAGGTAGACAGTTACGCTCTATTGACTGCCTCGACATCATGAATATTATCGGTGCAGTAGTAGTTGCTGGTAATGTAAGACGCTCTGCTCAGATTGCTATTGGTGATCCTGATGACGTTGAATACTTGCTGGCTAAACGGTGGGACATGGGTAACATCCCTTCGTGGAGAGCTATGTCTAATAACAGCGTAGTATGTAACGACTTCAAAGATCTACATGAGTATTTCTGGGATGGGTACGAAGGTAAGGGCGAACCTTATGGTTTAATAAACCTAAAGCTTAGCAGAAAGATTGGAAGACTGGGAGAGACTCAGTATCCTGACCCTAAGGTTATGGGTTACAATCCTTGTGCTGAGCAGTCCCTAGCTCCTTATGAGACTTGTTGCTTAGCTGAGATATATCTATCGAATGTAACTAGTAAAGAAGAATTCGTAGACATTTGTAAGCTGCTGTATCGAATCAATAAGCATAGTCTCGCATTACCCTGCCATCTCGAAGAGACTGCAGATATTGTGCATAGTAATATGCGGATGGGCATCGGAGTTACTGGTGTCTTGCAAGCAAGTGATGAACAACGTAGCTGGTTATCTGAAGCTTATGAAGAGTTACGAGCTTTCGATAAGGAGTACAGTGCTAAGCATGGCTTTCCTGAGTCAGTAAAACTCACCACTGTTAAACCTTCAGGTACTCTGTCGTTACTTCCAGGTGTAACTTCTGGTTGCCATCCTGCTTATTCTAGACACATGATTCGTAGGATTCGTATCGCAGCAGACCACGCTTTAGTACAAGTCTGTCGTGATCATGGCTATCCTGTGGAGTATCAGCGTAACTTTGATGGTAGTGAAGATCACAGTACAATGGTAGTTAGCTTCCCATTCTGCTATCCAGAGGGAACAAAGCTTGCTGCTGAGATGACTGCGATTGATCAGCTAGAAGTTGTGAAATGGTTACAAGCTCATTGGTCAGACAATAGTGTTTCCTGTACAGTGTATTATCGTAAGGAAGAACTACCTGAGATTAAGAAGTACCTTGCTAAGAACTACAAGAACAACCATAAGTCCTTGTCTTTCCTGCTACACAATGAACATGGATTCCATCAAGCACCTCTAGAGGAGATTACTAAGGAGCAGTATGATGAGCTAGTCGCTAAGACTCGTTTGATTACTAAGGTTGATGAAGCAAACTTTGACGGAGGGGACGAGTGTGCCAGTGGTGCATGTCCAGTTAAATGAAAATAGAACTGCTATGCTTAACTGAGAATGAGGATGGGTCTGCTGATATGGAAGTAGAGCTAGACGAAGAAGCTAAGATTCTTCTCATTCAGGTGGGCTTAGAAACCCTGCTCACCAGAGCAATTGATAAATACAAGGAAGAATCAAATGAGTCTTGAACTATATTTTCTCACTGGATTTATGGTGGGTTTTGAATATGTCGCTGAGTATGATGATTGTCGACATCTAATTGTAGACTTAGGAATATTCAGACTACTGTTTTCTTTTGAGCTGTAACTTAAGAGCCCCTTCGGGGGCTTTTTTCATTGGAACGGACGAGTACCAGCCTTATCAATAATTAGAGCCTGTCTTCTGGGCTTATCAGCAGTACCGTTAGGAACGCTTATATGAGTCCAGGAGCTGAATTCTTCGATGATTTGATCAAAGGGTATATCCGAAGCAATGCAAGCCTCTACGACCTGTTTAGGGGTCATTCCTGGGACTCTGATATCAGCAGCACAACCTATCCTATGTTGGCTAGTGTCCTTGCTACCGACAGAGTCATTGACTGGTTTAGATCTAAAGCCTGAGTTAATCATAATAGGCTTACCTAATAGGGTTCTAACCTGCTCAAGCAAAACTGCTAAGCGAGTTAAGTTAGCAACCTCACTGGCATTAGGGGTATTATCTAAGTTCTTACGCTCAGCTACTTCTGAGTGGGTTAATTCTTCTAAGGTAAAGTTAGGGCTTAGGTTCATCTTTCTTATCCTTCTTCATATCCATTATCTTCTCCAGCGTACGTCCCCCGAAATAGAAAGACATAATCAACATTCCCCATTGACCTAGCAGTTCAACGTAGTTGTTGTTTACTTCAATGTCCCATGCTGACATCGTAGCGAATGCTGAGTAGACCAAGAGAATAAACACTAGGGTCATAGGTCTTATATTCTTAGACAGCCAGCTATCACTAGCCATGTCTGCTTCTTGACGCTTAGTGAGTTCTTGTGCCTCAATATTATCAGCGTTTAACTCAGCAAGCTTTCCTTCTTGTTGCATCTGTAGTAGTTCTTTCTGAGCCTTTGCCTTAGCTTCTGGATCAGGAATGAATTTATCTAGGACTTTCATCCCAACATCAAATAGTGCCATCAATGGTAACATTATTGTTTAACTCCCCAGGTTAGATACCAAGCAATGACCGCAGCCACTGCATAGCACATGAACATTGCTCTACGAACCTTTGCCAAATCTTCTTTAAACTCTCTAGTAAGTTCATTGTCTTGTTTCTCTATCTTTTGTTTAATGGTTTCGATTTCAGTCCAGCGTTTAACTCCATGCTTTCTTATGAAATCAGCTTTGACTTTAGCTTCTTCGATACGGATGGATTCTTGACGTTGCCATTCCATCAATGCTCTCTTGAAGTACTGCTCTTTTAAGACCTGAGATTCTTTTATCTGCCTTCTACGCTCTAGGTCTTTCTGCTGTGCTACTGCTGCAGCATCTTTTTGTACATCGACAATACTTTTAGTAATGGATTTACTAGCCTCACGACTAGCGTCCATACTACTAGTTACAGACTTTGCTCCTTCTAAAAATCCAAATTGATCTGACATATATCATTCTTCTAGTTCTAATCCTTTTTTAGCAAGTCTTGCTCTGATGAACTGTGTTCTAAATTCTGGGTCTTGGAGTTTCTCTTGTAACATAATCTTAGTAGCATAAGACCTAGCTTGTTTTAATCCACGCTCTAGCATTACTTTCTTAATCTTATCATTAGCATTCTGATAGCTCTCATTCTGAATCATATTATTCAAGACTAAATCTGAGTAGTAGCTAGATACTTGTTGATACTTAGACTGGTCAACACCTTCTAATTCTACACCACGAAGAGTCTTACTAGGTAAGTTATAGTCTACCTTAGTACGAGCTACTTCTTCTTGTACTGCATTGCGTGTAGCAGGGGCTGTCTGTAGTCCAGTGTAAGCTGCAAAGCCATACGATGGATTCTCTCTTGCTCCTCCGAATAACTTAGATTGTACTGGTAGCTCTGAACGAGAAGGAATAGGAAGACCTAAGCCAAAGTCAGGAATACGATTCTGTACTGCTTCACCAAAGCTAGTAACAACACGAGCATAAGGATCTTGTGAACGTGCAGGAGCTGCTATGAAAGATGGGACTAGTAAGCCAGCAAAGCCATTTATAAAGCTACCACCGTAACGCTCTGGATCATGCACTGCCTGTAGTAAACCAGAGATACCTTCTAAGTATGTCTTAGATACGATGTTCTTAGTTACACCTGCTACGACATCCACTACTAATTCTTTTTCTTTCTTAGAATCGTAGGATGGTTTATCTACATATGTACGCACTGCGTTAATACCGTCTACTGCAGAGCCCATGATAGTTGCTAAAGGTTCTACACGAGCGTAGGAATAATATGTATCACCAATACGAATACTGTACTCAGGAATACCAGCAGCAATCATAGCGTTACGCTTAGCAGCATCCTTAGGATACGAACCAGTAACAGTATCGTCAGCTACCTGTTGAGCTAGTGCAGCAGTTATGCCCATGCCAATAGCAGTTCTTGCTACCTTAACATCCGTAGGAGTATTCTTAGAGAAGACACCTAATGGAGTATATGACAGAGCATCCTTCATAATGTTGATAGGAGTCTTAACGAAAGGGATGACAGGAGCTACCCAAGGATGAGCTGCTCGTAGAGCTAAGAGTTTATTACCAAAACTACCTAAGTCTGCCTGGAATGTAGCTTGCTTAGCAAAGTTACGTACATCATCAACAAGCTTAACACGAGCACTGTCAGGTAGTGTAGCTAATTCAGGAGCTTTCAAGATATTATCTTTCCAGTCTACTGTCTTAGTGTTTACAGTACGCAAAGCATTGTATACTGTCTCAGTATCTCCATACTTACCAGAAGAAGCTAAGCGATAGGCTTGAGCATTGTATTCCATACGACGGAAGACAGACTTGAAGAATTCGTCAACACCTACGCTAAGACGACTAGGAGTACGAATTACTTCTCCTAATACCTTTTCAACTTTAGTAGCACCTTCTTGTGTACCTATAGCACCACGAATCTCAGGCATTGCTGCATCGAGAGGACTACCACGTAGGAATCCTTCCTTAGCAAAGAATGCAGATTCTAAGACACCATCCATCAATCCTCTGAATGCAGGAAGAACTTCTCCAATCTTAACTTTACTTGCAGGATTAACTGCTTGAAGGATACGCTCAGTACCTAACAAGCCTACCTTAGCAACACCAGAGAATGCGTTAACTGCTGTAGTAGCAAGACCAGAGATGTAGGAGTTAACTACAAACTCACCGAACTTATCAGCCCATCCTGGTTGTTTAACAGATTCTTTAGTAAGCTCAGCAATAGATTTATTCTTATCAAAGCTAGTGCCAGGAGCAGACTTAATAGCAGACACAGCATCACGTAATGCAAAGATGTCTGATAATTCTTTACCACCATTCTTAGACAATCCTTTAAGGATCTCCTCAGTAGAACCAATTACTTTCTTCTGAGCTTTAGCTGCTGCTAAGGCACGACCAATATTAGATACGTTACCAATAGCAGAGAAGAGAATAGGTTTAACTTCATCAAAGTCTTTCTTAAATACTGCAGCAATCTCTGCATCAGTCATACCAGCAGCACGACCATTTAAGAATAACTCATCGATAGAGTTAATCATATCTACACCACGCTGTAACGCAGGAAGATAAGCATTGATTAGATCACGACCACCTAGTTCTTGTACCTTACGATTGAGTAAGAAGTTTACTGCGGAGTCAGCAGGAATATTGAGAGGTGTTGTATCTAACTCAGTAGCAATAGCTCCTTTGTTAGCTGATACGATACGAGTAAGTAACTGCTCTGGATCTTCTGCTTTGTAGCCAGCTTTGAGATATGCTGCTAAGTTCTGTTCACGTAATGGATTATCTGCACTGAATGCAGCAGTAAACCTTGAAGCAGGTATGTCAGTTAATCTGAATGGAGCATCTGTAAAGAGAGCACGATAGTCTCCACCAGCAATCTCATTGGTTAACTTAGTAGCTAACTCAGAGTCTTCTAACTGCTGGAGCAAAGGAACAATACTGTCTTGTAGTTCAATGTTCTTAGTAGCAGTAACATCAGCAATCTCTTGAGCTATAGGACTGAGTGGTACATTGTCCTGAGTAATCTTGCCTGATCCTCCTAAGAGTACAGCACGATTATCTTTTAATTCTTTACCCGCAGCTTCTACTGCTGGTTTACCGTACTTCTGAATCAATCCTCCGATTGTGCCACCAAGAACACCTCCTACGACAGCACCACCAGCAATATTTAATAATCTACTATCCTCACCATAGACTGGCTCTAATGCACCCATTACAGCACCAGCTCCTGCAATGTTACGAGCACCTTGTGCAACAGTACGAACTCCTCCGAGAGGAACTAAGTTAATAGGATCTAAGATACTTCCAGCAATCTGTGAGCCATACGCTGCAACAGGACGCTGCTGAGCCATCATTCTGAATTCAGCTTCACGCTGTAAATCTGTTTGTTGGATTTGACCAGGAGTTGCTAGGCTAGAGATTTGATCAGCCGTTGGAGTTCCTTGCATCTGAGTAATTAAGTCTTGCTCCTCAGTAGGAATGTTAGAAGGAGTTCCTCCTAAGAGTTGAGCTGCTCCACGAATAGACGAAGTAATACCACGCTCTACACCACGAGCAATAGTTTCTCCTAGACCATACTGGGGCTTATATAACTCAGAAGCAGCAGCAATTACTTGCTCTTGAGTTGCACCTTCAGGAGCTTCAAGAGTTAGTGTTTTACCATCTGGAGCTTGGATTGTAAATACTGGCATTACTTAACTTCCAGTATTTTAAAACCTTCTGTCATTGGTCTACCACCGCTAGTAGCTGGTTTAGCTGTAGGTGCTGTAGAAGTTCCTCCAGTAGGAAGACCACCTACTTTATATTCTTGAACCTTCTTACCTTCACGATCTAGCACAATAACGGTAGCTCCTCCGAATCCATCAGGAACTGTTTGAACTGTGACTTTACCAGTGTCAACATCCTTCTTAATCTTTTCAATCTGAGCCTCATTAACAGCAATGTTCGAGCGACGAACTGCCATATCAAGATCTTCTTTCTGGCGATTACGGTCAATATTAATTTGAATCTGACCACGTTGTTCAGCAAGTCTATTAGCAAGTCTATCATCACCAGCATCACGAGCTTTAGCAATCTGCTCATCAAGCAGTTGAGGATTCTTAGTATATAGCTCAGTCTCAAGAACTTGAGTTCTAAGTTTCTCTCCTCTAGCTTTTTCTGCTTCAGCTTCTACTCTACGTAGTTCCTGAGTAGCCATGAGAGCTTGCTGACCTAAGCCAGCTTCAGCGAATCCAGTCTGTAGATTTCTATAGAAAGACAAAGGATCGTTAGGATCAGAGTTCTGCATAGCAGTATTGTAAACATTCTGTACACTGGTTAACTTCTGTAATACAGGATTAGTAACTTCAAAGAAGCCACGATCTTGTGCTACGTTTGTTAAGCCTCTGCCAAGCAGTGAGCCGAGCTGTGCTCCTAATTGGCTTTGTGCAGGTAGAGCAGCAATACGAGCTTGCTCTTGTTGAATTAACTGTTGACGGTATAGCTCAGGATCTGCACCAAGCAGTGCCTGTTGATTACCTAATAGTGGATTTACTGGTTGTCCCATAATTGTTCCTTATTATAACTGAAAAGCAGAGCCTGTAAAGCCACCGCTACCTGTACTATAACCAGATCTATTTACTGGTAAAGGCATCATACCTCCACCGACACCTCCGATATTACCAGAAGCAGCACCAATCAAACTAGACAAGAACTGATTGTTCATCTGCTGAGCAGCTAAGTTAGAAGATAACTGTGTCTGAGCACCTTGTACAGCACCTCCGTATACTGTCTGAGCACCAGCTTGCTGACCTGGCATCTGAGCAGAACCTAGCTGTAAGCCTAACTGGTATGGTTGCTGAGCCATCTGCTCTACTTGACTAGACAATCCTAACTGAGCAAGTAGTGGAGAGTAAGCACCAGCTTGTCCTTGTACTTGTGTACCTAATAATCCAGCACCAGTGCCAAACAAACCAGCACCAAACTGTGCTCTCTGTTGTCCTGCTTGTTGTGCCTGAGCAGCTAACTGTAGGTCTTGCTGAGCTAGTGCATTGTAATATGCTTGTAACTCAGGAGACGCAGGAGCAGTGCCTGTACCAGTTTGAACTCCTAAGCCACCACGACCACGAGCAAACAAACCACCTCTAACATTAGATAACTGAGTTTGTCTGCTAGGAGCTAGTAAAGCTTGTTGACTTGTAACATAATCCTGAGCAGCTTGCTCTGGTGATGTAGCTAAGTATTGTTGACCTAAGTTAAACAAGCGTTCAGAAGCACCAGTCAGTGGAGCATACTGACCAGCCATCTGTTCTGCTTGTGCTAACGTAGGAGCAAATCTACCAAATAGTTGGTTCTGCAAAGCAGATAATTCAGGAGCTGCAGTGTATCCTGCTGAAGAAATATAAGGAACACCAGTAGCAGGGTCTATCTCACGAGTAAACTGAGACGTACCAAATCTGGTAGTCATGCCTACAGGACGGAATGCAGAGATATTAGCAGCATCTATACCAGCTTGTCGCTGTTGTGCTGCAGCTTGTTCTCCTGCTTTTCGTACCCCACTAGCCCCTGTAAAGGGGTCTAATACTGCACTAACTATACCGCCCATGTTTTGCTCCTAATAAATATAGTGTATTTCTTGTCGTTAACTTCTATAGGTTTTAATACTTCCCATCCTGTTACTTCACCAAACTTAGCAAGCTTAGTATTCTCTTCTTCTACTAATGCTAACAGAGGAACATTAGTAAGATACTGTAATAAGTTTAAATCTTCTAAGTATTTCTTCTTTACTTCCTGCGACCACTTATGTACATCTGTATGAAACCACAATGCTGCATCGTGTAATTCTAAGTACATTGTGTAGTCGTCTCTTAAGACTACAGGTACTTTCATATTAGGTCTTCATGATAAATGCTAGTGCATAGTATGGAGGTAAGTTCTGGTCTGTACCGCTTGATCCTGTAGATGCGTTAGTTACTGATATGTTTGTGACTGCAGATCCAGTAGTTGTTGCACTTGCTTGTGATCCTGAAGCACCAGGAGGGTTAGCAGCGTTGCTTTGCACTGGTTGATTATATGAGTGAGCGTGTCCTGGGTCTACTACAGTTGCTGTGTGTGTATGGGACACAACAATAGCGTCTTTAGTACCGCCAGTCTGTGTGTTGCTTCCAGTAACAGTTGTGTATGCTACACCAGCAGTGTCACTGTGTGCTCCGATAACAAATCTATTACGAAGATCAGGAGTACTATTAGAACCATTACATAATACCCAGCCTGTAGGAATGGTAGCGATTGTACCAGACCACATCATAATCATGCCTGAGGTAAACGCTGCTGATATAGCTGTTTGTACAAAAGCAGTGCTTGCTAATTGAGTAGTGTTTGTACCAGCAGATGCCGTAGGAGCTGTAGGAGTACCTGTTAGAGCAGGACTATTTAAGTCTGCCTTAGAAGAAATAGCAGAAGCTACAGCAGTTAACTCAGTATCAATCTCTGTGCCTTTAACAATCTTTCCAGAGTTACCTGTAGGTAGAGTATCCTTAGCTGTAAAGTTAGTTGCTTTTGTATAATTACTCATATCAGTTCCTTAGATTAAAGTCTTTCCTTTTTTGATTCCTACGTCAATCTTCTGAATAGACAGAGGATTACCATTAATGTCTGCTTCTAAGCCTAGTTGAAGTACAGTTCCTTGACCACCAGCATTAATGGAGAAGCGATCTAAAACAATACCTGAAGTATATTCAGCAATGTTATATTCTGTAGATCCTGGTATAGTGTCTACAGTAGAGTTATTATACTCATATACCACAGCAGTATCTAAAGTATAAGTAGTAGCTTGATAGCCTTCGCTATAATCAAAGCCCCACTTAATAGCTACTGACTGGTTAGTGCCGCCAATCAATACCCAGCCAATCTTCTTTAATAACTTTAACGAAGTAGCAGCATCAAAATCAAAATAGTTAGTATAGTACTGTAACCGATATGAAGAAGTGTTGTCAGCATGTCCAAAGTATTTACCAATATAACCAGGCTTACCTATAAATAAATTTCTATCTTGTGTTACGCAGAAAGCCTTAGGCTCAATACTATCCCAAATAGTTACACGCATAGCTCCATCTTGTAGTGCAGCTCTGGTGTCAAAGCAGTATACAAACTTAGTAGCAGGAAGCGTTAATAAATAAATAGCATCACGCTCAAAGTAGATACTCTTAATCTTAGTTAGGTCTGTCTCAGAAGCTACAGCAGCCATTAAGTCATCACGAACATTCTTAGAGATATCACGCATTGGTAGCGACTTCTCTTGGATTACTCGCTGTAGACTGCGAACTCCTGCGTCAGACAAGAATATTACATCTGTACCTAAACTCTGAACTGAATCACGAGCAATACATCCTACGTTGTTTAATACTTCTACTAATGTTAATGCACCAGTATCTAAGGGATTAGCATAGATAGCTGTGTTCTTCTTACCAAAGAATATAATATATCCATTATGTGCTGCAGCAGCGACTACAGGATCACCATTAGGCAATACTTCTTGTAGGTTTAAGTAACCAGCAGAACCATTTTGAAAATCTGTACCAGCTAGTAAGTCACTGAAATAAACAGTCTGAGTGTCTCCTGAGATACCACCACACCAAATCCTGCCGTAAGCGGATAAGACCCAGCTTGGCATGAATGTCGAGGTGCTATGATTAGACGGTAATTTAGCATCATCGCCGACACGCTGAAAGCCAAAAGTCCCGCTATTATGAGCATCAAAAGCACCACCAGATGTAGGTAATTCGTGATACACTAACATTGGATGTCCAGCCTGTGCCATGTACACATGAGGCTGGAAGTCGCTTACATCGCCATAAGACAGAGCAGCACCTTGCCAATCATTAGCAGTAATTGTATATGTTGCATTACCACTGTTAGTAGCATTACGTACTGTCTTAGTAGTCATCGTAGTAGTTCCTACGAATAACTTATTATTACCAGCACTAAGCACATCTGTGCCACCGCCAGTGACTACTTCAAAGATAAACTCCACTGGATTACCAGAACCTAAGTCAGTATTAACTGAGGAGTTAACAGGTGTCCAGCCACGACGAGCACCGATACGACCATACTTATCAATCACACAGTTTTGTGCCTTCAGAGCATACCCTGAAGACAACGTAACACTGCTCTCCTGAGTATTTAATCCGTAGAAGCCAGGAGCTGCTACTGAAGCTGTTTGTAGTGGACTAGCCATTAGTTCCAGACCCACTCTTGTTCTTCTAAATACCGTCCTGATTCGAGTGCTATAGCGTCTGCTAGGCTCTGACGCATGAGTTGATATGTCTCCCCAGCCTGAACTCCTCCGTCCTCACCACGCTCTGCCTGAGCCCTTGCAAGAGCACCCAGGATTACAGGCTCTTCAGGTACTAGTAAGGTATCAGCGTTAACTGCTAAGGGTACTTGTGGTTTAATAATATTAAAACGAAGGTTATACGCACCGTTAGGAATAGGATATAAGTCTACCTGAGTATCTCCGTTGGAGTTAGTACCGTTAAAGTTATAGTATGCAGGAGACCCTTTCTGAGGAGTAGTCATTAAGAACTGCTGATCCATCCACTTAGTAGAGGCTAGTTCTACGAATGTATTCTGAGTATCGTTGATAACATCAATAACTCTGAATCTTTGTCCCGAGCCAACTAGAACGTAGTTAAATACATCGGCTGTAGTCGTAGCAGATAAGGTATCAGATAAGGCATTCCAATTGTAGGAGTCTTCTACGACTCTTTTAGAATCATTGACATACCTAGCGATAAGTTTAACATAGGCATTATCAGAGACTGAGGTAGCCTCTGGCTCACGTAGCCTGATAAGCACGTCATTGACGAGTTGGATATAGTTCATTGATGCCATAGTTATATATTATACCATAAAATTGGTTAAAAGTCAATACCCTACCACTTAACTTTATCTGCCCAGTACGCAGCAGATAGTTTACCTTTAGCAATATTCGCAGCATGCCTAGCTTTAAAGCTCTTCTGTCTAGCTTTCTGAGCTGGTGTCTTAGGGCTTGAACCTGCTCCGCTTACACCTTGTTGACCAAAACGAATAAGCTTCTCCGTATCCCCAGACTTAGCTAATACAGCATGGGATTTAGTAGG